GTCATAACCAAATTTTGCTCGGTGTTTAACTATATAAGCTGCAATATCATCTGCCTCAACTCCTCTAAAGTTAAATACAGGATAGTCTTTATTTCTTAATGCTGTTAGTGTATTATTAAATTCTGCAAGAAACATTTCAAACTCTTTTTGCTCAAGTTCGCTTTGTTCTGCATATTTTTCTTTTCTATTTGCCTTGTATTCAGGATATATTTTTTTCCTGAAAGTGCTGCCTCCATCTGCAAGTACAACTATTGTACCTGCATTATAAGACTTTGCTAAAGATTCTACAGTTCGTATATAATCGTACTTAAAATCTAATTTTCCTTGATGTTTCCAACGAAATGCTATATTTAGTCCATCAACTATCAGCAAGTTCCCAGTCGGAGCACGGTTCCCAAGGTCTGAGAATGTAATCGCCATTTGTCCAGTTTACCTCTTCTTTTTCTAACCAGTCGTCTAGTAGTAATACATATGCCCCTAGCCATGCTATATGCATATATCTTTTATAGTTTTGTGGTTTTCTTACTGTAGAAACATACCATTTTCCATAATTTTCTTTAAAAATAAGAAGTGGTTCTTGTTTCATATCTTGACTTTGTCTTATAAGTTTTGACCACCACTTATTAAAATTATTAGTTCTGGAAGTAAATATTTTAGAGTTAAACTCTGTATCTCTATAAAACTTTACTTCGACACAAAAGAGATTGTGTTTTCCACGAACTCTTAAGTCTCCTTTTATTTTTCCACTTCCTGAACCTGGAGTTTGTTCCCACTCCAATCCTGTTTCTCTAGTAAGAGTTTGAATTACTTGCTTCTCTGCTCGTAATCCTTTTTGTCTACTACTAACCATCTAGTCTACTAATTTCATTTTCTTTTATCACTTCAATTTTTGATAATAATGGGTGAGTCCACCCGTGAGATACTATGTATGTATTTAAGTTTTCTTCTCCTAATAATATCTCTACCATTTTTTCTTTTCCTGCTTCATCAAGTACATTTGTAACCTCATCAAGAAATAATACATTTATTCTTGATTTGGAAATGCTACTCATAAGTTTTCGTATTGCTAACAAAGTTGAAGTATTTACCCTTGCTAGCTCTCCTGCGCTCAATGCCAGTATTTCTACTGCCTTGCCGTTATCGTCTATTTCTACATTTAATTTATCATTTGTTACAACAAACTGTAAATTAAATCTTCCGTCTGATAATTCTGCTAAATACTCATTAGTGAGTTCTTCTAAATCTTTTACTAAGTTCTCTATCTTATATGCAAGTAAACCATTTGTACTAAATGCTTTTTTAAGTATATCTATACTTGCTAATCTATCTTTTACGGTTTCTAATTTTTCTTCGTGGATACTTAATTCTTTTTGAAACTCACCTATCTGTTCTTGTATTACTTGTAATCTCGTATTATGTCTTTCTCTGCTTTCATTTTCATTTATTACATATTCTATTTCTTTTTGTTCATTGTCAAGTTTTTCTGCTAACATTTCTATTTTTGCTTGTAGTTCATCTGCATCTCTTATTTCAGCAGGTAAAGTTTGGTCAATACTACTAAATAATTCTTTAAATCTTCGTTCTTGCTTTTGTTTTTCTTCTATTTTTTTATTTACTTCTTTTTTATGACTAATTGTATCTTTTATCTTTGTTATGTAATTAAATGCTTGTGTATGCCTTTCTTCTTCTTTTTCCCATATTTCTTGTAATAAGTCTTGGTCTACTTCTTGACCACAAGTTGGACAAACTTCTTCACTTGTACCTTCTAGGAGTGGAGTATTATATATTGCTTGCCACTTTCCTAACTCTTCTAAATCTTTATCATAATCTTGTCGAGACTCTAATAAGTGATTTCCTTCATTTGAGTATTTACTTAAATCTATCGCAGCCAGCTCAGTTTTATAGAAATTATTTTGATTTATTTTTCGGTTAATTTCAGAGATATTTTTAAATTCTACTTGTAATAAACTTAATTGCTCTAAGTCTTTTTCTGAGATTTTTGGTAATTCTAATTTCGATAGTATAGTTGGTGCTTCCAAATTGTTGTCATCTAACCACTTAATGATTGTATCAATTTTCCCTTGTATGTGAGAAATGTCTCCAGATAAAATTCGTGAGTTTTCTTTAAAAATTTCAAAGAACTTTACATATTTTTCTAGTTGTAATAAATCAATCAAAAATTTCTTTCTATTTGTATCAGTTGCAGTTAAAAACTGTAAGCTAGTATTAGTATTTTGATATACAATCTGAGTAAAAGTTTTAAAATCTAATCCAAGAATTTCTTCAACTGTTTTATAAGTATTTGTAGCTGTATGACTAGATATATCTTCTCCATTTTTATACAATTTACATTTAATCGATGCTCTACGCAATACATCAATTTTATACTCATCTTCATTTACATCAAACTCCAAAGTTATCTCATAACCTTTATTATTAATTCTATTAGCTATATCTGCTTTTTTAATTCCTTTTGAGTTTTTATTAAATAATACTTCTTCTAATATAAGAGGTATAGAAGATTTTCCTGCTCCATTTGTTCCAACAAGTTGAGTTACTATACTTTCATTTAAGTCTAGTACATTTCCTTCGCCATAACTAAAGCAGTTATTCCACTTCAACTTCTTTAGAGTAATCACTAAACACTCCTATAATTTTTTTAGTTTTATCTTCATCTAATTCTAATATATAACTCAGATACTCATTTAATTCTTCTTCTATTGTCATCTCCTTTTCTAGCATTAAAGTTGCTTCTGTTTTTCTTTTTAATACTTTCTTATCAAGTAACTCTGAGTTTTCTATTCCCGTTAAGTCTGCCACATCTCCTTCTATTTCATAGATTGTATGATGAAAGTCTGTTTGTACCATTTCATCAGGACTTGATACTGTTTTTCTTAATAGCTGTGGCAAATCAAATGCATGCCAAGTCCAACTCCAATCTGTATCTATTACTATATATCCTGTTTGTACTTCATTCCTATGAAAACTTGTAGTCATAGGGCTACCAGGATATACTATATTTCTTTGCGTATTGCTGTGTGCATGTAAGTCCCCTGCAAATACAGTTTTAAACTTACTAAATCTTTCTAAGTCTACTTCAGGTACAACATGAGGGGGTATTTCTCCTCTTACATGAGTAAATAAGTAGTCTGTTCTAATACTTTCTATGCTTTCTTTTTTATGTAAGTCAGCATATGGTAATATTGAGTAACCATCTGGGTGTTCATAAAATTCATCAATTATGACTACTTCTGGATTTATTTCATTCGTAACTCTTTTCAGATTAGTAAAGAATGTAGTATTCTTTTTAGTAGCCTCATGGTTACCATCAAAAATTATAGTCGGAATACTACATTGCTTTATAAAGTCAAAGTATAGAGTTAGCTCGTCCATTGAGGGAACTCGGTCAAACAAGTCCCCTCCAATGATATGTAATTTACAATCGTGCTTTTCTATAGCTTCTTCTACCTGCTGAAAGAATAACTTGTATCGAGTGCAAGCCCAGGGTACTGGAACATTCTTTTGTCCAAGTTTTATATGCCAATCAGCGGTAAATAAAATCATGCTACGAATTCGTCTCCTTGTTGCCACTCACAGCCAGTTAAGCCACCAGCTCGTAATGCTTCAACAGTTCTAACGACTTCATCTGCATTTCTTCCTGTGTCAAGTGCATTTACTGAAATATGTTGAATAATACCATTAGGGTCTACTATAAAAGTAGCTCTATATGGAACATTCTCATTACTTACAATTCCTAATTCTTCAGCTAACATATTACCTGAGTCTGCAAGTAATGGAAATCTAATATCTTCTAATAGTTTATTAGATTCTATCCATGCTAAATGGGAGTACTCATTATCTGGGCTAATCCCAAATACATTTACTCCTTCTAGTTCTTCAACTTTTTGAAACGCTGCAATTTCTGTTGGACAGATAAAAGTAAAATCTTTTGGATAAAAGAAAATTACTTGCCATTCTAAAACTTTATCTCCTGTGTAAAAGCCATCTATTGTACCTCCACAAGTGCCCTCTAATGAAGTATGTGGAAACTGTTCTCCAACTCCTATCATCATTAGACATCAAACTCCTCAGCTGCAGTTTCGTCGCTGTTACTGGAACCTGCTCTTAGTCTATCAAGAAGCTCTTTTTGAGCGTCTGGAGTAGGTCTAGGTAACACTTCGTCCATAGATTTTAATTCTGCAATCAATTCCATTTCATTTTCATCGAGTGCTCTTGGTTTGCATTTTAATGCTTGTAGTTGGTACTCTACATTATATGCCATAGGTCCAGTCTTAACTCTTTTAAAGTAGACGTCCCACCCAGCTTCTGGGTCTGTAGGGTCACCTAAATCTTCTGCAGCAACTTTAATTTGCTCCATTAGTTTCTTCTTGAGGTTTAATACTTTTACTTTGCCATCGTGTATACATTGTATTGCATACGACCAACCACATTTTAGTTCAGGGTGGTACTCTCTAACCCAGTCTTTTTCTAAGTTATTAAATACTTCCTTTTCTCTATCAAATGATAGACATTCGAAAGGTAAGTTCTTACCGTTCTCACCTTTTAACCAGT